GACTACAGGGAAGGAGAGCTTGAGATTGTATGGTGTTCTCCCCCCATCAGTCCCAATCAGTTCCTTCCTGTTTACACGCCTAGAAACTTTTCTTTTCACATCATCAAGACAACCTTCAATGCTGATGACTTGTCTCAGCTTTTGAGCGACTGGGGTCCACCCTCAGTTGTTGATGCACCTTGGCCGCAAAACGACTATACTTTTGTTTCCCCTTGGGACCTCAATGGTGACACAGTTGTAGACGGTAAGGACCTCGCTATTCTCTTGGCTGGTTGGTCAAACGAGTAGCCCAACAAACCTCTCTCTCTTTCTCTTCAAGCGTGTGGCCGGGGCCGGGTGGTACCCGGCCACACCGCTATCTAGTAAAGGAATTATCCAATGCCCATCCTCGACGTAGAGATTCCCTTTTCCGTTTATGTTATGATCAACGACACGGATGACTTTCCCACCGTCATCGACGGAACAATCCACGCGAAGATTGAAAAAACTTACGAGAAGATCCCCGCACCTCACGACAATCCGGGGTATCTAATCGATACATATCATGAAGTGGATGATGTCCATATTGACGAGGATACTTTTCTATTCCTCGGAGGCATGGCTAGTAACGCCAACAAGAAGATCACTGACATAGCACACAAATACGTTGAAGAGCACATTGAAAATTACATTGAAGACTTTGAGGAGTAGAAAATGCCACCCGAGATTGACCCTATCCCACTGCCTGAAACCATGGGTGAGGATGCTGCCCAGTACCTCGAACTCCACGGACTCGTAGACCAGAAGCCCTACATCAGGTCATCTGATTACGGCATCATTAGGCGATGCCCATTCACATACTATCTGACTAGGCGGTTGGGTTTGGTCAAGGGACTGAGGTACAGCGAAGCTCTATCGCGTGGCACATGGGTCCACCACAGGTTTGCCCTGATCACCATGCCACCAGACGAAGCTATGGAGGCCATGTACCGCATCCTCGAAGAGAGGAACAAAGAGCTTGAAATGTTCTGCAACGACGCGGGCATTCGCGTTGATGGTCGTAGAGAGATCCTGTTCAGGGAGGACCGAGACTTCCTCGTAGCCAACGCATGGTGCGAGGCAGCCCTCAGTATCCCCTGTATCGACAAGAAGGACGAGCGTGTGTCTCTTGGTAGGTGGCTACTCAACAACGAGGAGTGGGAGCATGTAGGTCAGGAGCTACTGATCAAGCGTGACGACCGGGTAGTCCAGCCCGACCTCCTCCTGTACAACAAGATCAACAACAAATTGTGGGTTGTAGACTTCAAGACCTGCGCGTCCTCCCCCCACCTCAGGTTGCAGACATGCCCTTGGGAGTTCCAGACACAGCACTACTTCCACACGATCAGGGATGAGGCTATCCATGGAGACCTGTTCAAGGTGTTGGATCTCCCCAGTAACACGGAGTTGGCTGGCGTGATGCACATCGCTATACGTAAGCCTAGTATCCACTTCGGGATGAGTGACAGGCCCTACTCCATAGACACTACTCCCCTAAAGTCTGGGCCTCGTAAGGGGGAACCAAGGAACACTAAGAAGTTTGTAGGTGACCCTAGCCCAGAGATCTACAGGGAGCGGTGCTCTAGGTGGTACCTCGGTGAAGGTGAGTACGAACACCTCCGAGCGGAGCGTATGACCGACCCGGCTGTCAACATTTCATTCACACCCAGCCAAGTGCTACTTGCACCAAACATGGAACGCATGTACAATCAACGGCTCGACACCATCAGAGCCTACAAGGATTGCCCATGCCAACCAGATCAGTTCGAGGTAGGAGAAGTCGTATCCCATACGAACCGACTGCCCGCCTACTCACCCTTCATCATGATGCCCGTCCATCGTTGGAAAGAGATCATGCAAGCCGAGGGGTTCACAATCAAGAACCGAGACGAGGGAGAACTAGTGGATGGTGTCCACGCCTCGTTCAACCATCTGGAGCAAGGGTAACCCAGTCCTCAAGCTGGAGAAACCACAGTGGTTGAAGAACCCAAACCTCAGTCGTGGCACAGGAATCCCTTTGCCCCATTCAAACAGGAGATCCTAAGTACCGTCATCCTGCCCAAGATCATGTTCCTGCTGGAAGCAGGGGAGATCAAGTCCAAGGGTGACCTACTCATGCGGTTCAAGGAGACCTACGAAAGTGGAGTTTCTATGACAACTTTCGATGAATGGTTGTCAGATTTGGGAATCACCTTTGAGAGAGTAACCAAGGTGAACCTGCCCATGGGAATGACCAAGCCAGTCAAACGACAGAAGATGGTCTTGAAGTCCAAGGAAGAAACGCCTCACGTTGAAGAAGAAAGTGACGAGCTTGCCGACGAAGTAACAAGAGAACTTCTAGGCGGACTCGACTAAGGAGAGAAATGTCACACACACTAGCTACTGGATCTACCGTATCCAACAAGTACCCTTCGCTTGGTTCCGTAGCAGGGAACACTCAGTACCCATTGGGTAAGATGTTTGGCCTGCTGGTGGGGGAATCAAGCTCAGGGAAGTCGTTCGTTATGCAATCCAATCCCAATGCATACATCATCAATGTCGATGAAACAGCAGCGGTCTATCCCAATTCACCCGCTGTTATGTTTCCGGTTGCAGGACCGGATGGTCGGCCTGTTGATGAGAGCGGCAGCCCCGTCGTCATGACTTGGGACCACGTTGAACAGAAGAAGAAGATCCTTTGTGATCTTGCCAACGACAACAAACCTCGTCCAGATACTGTTGTCTTGGACACCATTAGTGATTCACTCAGGCTTCTCAAGCCGTACATCGCCAAGATGTATAACCGAGAGAAGTTCTCCGACGTAGATGGTCGGCTTGGGTGGGAACGCCTCTATGAAACTCTCATAGATTTCGCAGTTACTCTGAGGCGGCACGGCTATGGTGTCTTCTTTGTGTGCCATCTGGCACGGAAGCACATTCCCATCGCAGACAACCAGCATGTTGAGGAATACCGCATCATGCTCTCCGACGGTTTGTATGCGAGGCTGTTTCCTATGTTCGACGTTGTTGTCCCAGTCATGGCGGCGTGGCGTACCGAGGAGAAAGTCATCGAGACTGTCACCAAGGTGGGCGGCAAGGAAGTAAAGAGGAAAGTTCCTCAGTCCATCAAGGTGCGTAAGCACACTGCCGCATTCGAGAATGAAAAGTTGGAGGGGATTACGAAAACTCGTACCCTGTCCAAAATGGTTTCTGTAGATCTTCCTGAGTCAGGCCCATGGCAGGCTTTGGAAGATGCCTTTGATAAAGCAAACACCGCCCCCTAACGGCGGGGCGGCGTTCGCTCTCATCCCTGCCACTTACTAAATACAAGGAGTAATTACCGTGGCTATTGAATCCTCAGTTAAGTCTATGTTCGCATCCTTCCAGAATCAATACGAAACTGCTCAGGCCGACAACGGCATGGGTAGCCTCGGCTGGTGGCCCGATGCTGGTGAGCACCCTGTCTTCGTGACCGGCATCAGCGTCGAGCCCGGTAAGTTCCGTCAGCGTGACGGGATGGAGATCGACGGGTTCACTGCCCAGTTCGAGTACCAGCTTCTCGAAGACCCCGGTAGCCCCGAGGAACCCCGCAAGTTCCAAGGTGCCCCCTTCACCCTCCCCGGCAACCCGGGCAGTATCACAGACGATAAGTCCAAGATGCGCTGTGAGATCGAGACCCGTCGTCTCAAGGGTCACATCGAGACCTGCCTCAACAAGGTCACCAATGACATGGGCGCAGCCCTCTCGGAAATTGAAGAAATTCTCTCAGATGCCGAGCGAAGCATTGTAGTTTCTTGTAAGTGTCAGTATGATACTCGGAACGGACGAACATACCGGAAAGACTTCTTGACCAAGAACCTTTCCTCATAAGCTCCCCCCACTGTACGGCTCCGGGGTTCCCTAACACGGACCCCGGAGTCCTTTTTTTATCCTCAAGGAGAATATCGTGACTGTTAAAGTTTCCAAGAAGTCCACAAGGAAGCCAACCACTAAGAAGACAAGGGGACGACCCCGCACTCGCCCTGAAAGTTGCACTGCCATGTCCCCAATTTCATTCACAGCAAACCAAGAAATAAGAGAAGCTCTTGACGAAGCAGTCAAGGAAGCCAACAAGGGACGGTCAAAGTACCTACCCCCAATTACGCGCAATGCATTGATTAAGGCATTGCTTGCTTACGGCATGGATAACCTCCACCGCGTATTCAAGAACAGTGGCTAAAGAAGTAAAGACTATTGTCCACTTCAAAAGCCAAAAGGAATCGTGGCAACTTGGTGACGGGCTTCGAGCACACGCCCGCCGGGGCATAGGTAGTTTAGTTGACGCTCCTTCAAACTTACCTAATGCAGCGATTGGGTTGTATCGTCAGTGGATGAGCGATGTAACCCAAGGGTATAGAACTTGGCTATTAGTCAGTTCGGTGTTCGAGGGTAGCCACGACGGGTGGGTGTCTCACTATGAAGGGGACACCCACCCCACCCTTTGGCTTGGTGAGTGCAAGATGAACAACAACCAGTTAGACAACCTGAAGCAACTCAGGTTTGGTCTACGCAAAACGCACATCAAGAAAGCAATTAGCTATTGCCCTTTAGAAGAAGAGAAAGTGTGGATGGCCTCACGGTTTACACCACGCCTGTACCCAGCCTCAGTCAGATGGAACCAAGGAAAGGTCTTACAGATATGGATACCCCTGTAATAAAATATGTAGTTGAGTTTACCAAGTGTAGTAGACACAAGTATGTCATACCCGCTAAATCTCTACAGGAATTAAAGGACCGCTTCGATAAATTGACTAAGGAGGGTGTAGACTATGATCCCCGAACCGAGATCGATTATGTCTATGAGTACCAGTGGGACGCACTAGAAGATGTCGAAGTCATCAACCCCGAAACCAAGGAAAAGGTTGATCTTAATGACCGATACTGTCTATAACCGCAGAGTTTCAATCTCAGTGACCCCGGGTGCCGAGTACGCCACCGTTGTTGTGACATCCAGCAAGGACCCCGACCTCAAGTTCACCCTGCCTGTGTTGGTGGATCACCTACCTCGACCCCGCTTCAACGACCTTATCGCAGCAGCCAAAAGTAAATAATTACTCGTCGTCCTCGTCGTCGTCATCTTCGTAGTCCTCGTCGATGACAGCGTTCTCGGGAGTATCCGACCACACGAACTCCTGCTTAATGTCCTCAAGGATTCCGATAATCGTGTACTTGTCGAGCCGCCACTCGATAGACCACCCCTTGATTTGCTTGATCAGGTGTTCAGCCAGCATGTCAGCAGGGTCACGTTTCATGGCATCTCCAACAACTCAGCATCCCAGCACTTCCCGTTGAGCTTGGACAGCCTGTTTACCTTGCACTCAATAACTAGCATGGCAGTACCCCACTGCGAGGTGTCCTTGCGTTTCATCCATGCCGGACTCAGGGGACCCGCAGTA